GATAGAAATGATGTAGTACAACATGTAAGTGTTAACGCACTTGACACAGGCAGAAATGCTAATGAAGTTCTTAGAACTTTACAGGCAATCAAAGCAGGTGGATTAACAGGTTGTGAATGGCAACCAGGAGAAGATTTCGTAGGATGATTTTATTTACAGCAGACTGGCATATTAAATTAGGGCAAAAGAATGTACCGACCTCATGGGCGTGTACTAGATATCAGATGTTCTATGAACAGATACAGAAAGCTATAGATGAACACGGAGTTACTCTTCACATCATTGGTGGGGACTTGTTTGACCGAGTCCCCAGCATGGATGAACTTACTCTTTATTTTGACTTTGTTGCAAAACAAAAAGTAAGAACAATCATTTATGACGGCAATCACGAAGCTACTAAAAAGAATCACACATTCTTTACTAATTTAATTCGTGCCACACAAGATATAAACCCTCTAGTATCAGTAGTAACTGAAACATATTATGAGGATGATTGGGCGATTCTTCCCTATGCAGATTTGCACAAAAAGAATCATATAGAAGGCATTGATGCAGATGTCTTATTTACTCATGTGCGTGGAGAAATACCACCTCATGTAGTACCAGAAGTAGATTTAGAAAGATTTGACAAGTTTGATGTCGTCTTCGCTGGAGACTTACATGCTCACGAGAATACTCAACGAAATATTGTGTATCCAGGAAGTCCAATGACAACATCTTTTCATAGAAATGAAGTCCAAACGGGTTATCTAATTATTAACCCTAGTAATCATTATGAGTGGACATGGCATGAGTTTGACTTACCACAGCTTATTCGTAAGACTGTTACAAGTGCAGAAGAAATGGTACAGACAGACTTTCACCATACTATCTATGAAGTTGAAGGAGATGTGCAAGACTTGGCAAAAGTTAAAAACTCTGATTTACTTGACAAGAAAGTTGTTCGCAGAGAAACAGAAGCTACACTTAATTTGAGTAGTGAAATGACGATTGCGGATGAATTAGGAATATATCTAAAAGAGATACTATCTCTTGATGATGCAAAAATTAGAAAATTAATGGGAGTTTTTAATGATTATTCTACAAAAACTGAACTGGGATAATTGCTTTTCGTATGGCGAAGGCAATGAGTTGGACTTATCAAAGGACATACTCACACAATTAGTTGGAACAAACGGTGTAGGTAAATCTTCCATACCTTTAATTTTGGAAGAAATACTATTCAATAAAAATAGTAAAAATGTAAAGAAAGCGGATATTGCAAACAGATATGTTAACAAGGGATATGATATTAGTCTTGACTTCACTGTTGACGCTGACCTATATAACATTACTGTTATACGGCGTTCTACACTCAAATGCAAGCTAACTAAAAACGGAGAGGACATAAGTTCTCATACTGCTTCAAATACCTATAAAACTTTAGGGGATATTCTTGGTATTGACTTCAAGACCTTTTCACAGTTAGTTTATCAGAACACCAATGCGTCTTTACAGTTTCTAACTGCTACTGACACAAATCGTAAGAAGTTCTTAATTGACTTATTAAAACTTGACGATTATGTAGCTTTCTTTGAGACATTCAAAGAGGCAGTGCGCGTAGCATCACTTGATATTACATCTAGCAACGCGAAGATTGCAACTATTGCAAAATGGTTGGAAGACAATTTTCTCGAAGATAGTTCCATACTTCCGAAAATGGATTTACCATTTTACTCGGAAGAAGATGAGAAATCTTTGCGTTCACTATTAATAGAGATTGAAAATATCACCGAAAAGAATAAAAAGATAAATAATAATAATCAACTGAAAAAGCAGTTAAATGATATAGACTTGCATGAGTACAAAAGATTACTGGCAGAACACCCAGAAGAAAAGAGTACTAGAGACTTAGTTTCTTCGATTGCCACATGGAAATCAGAACAGACTCATGAGCAGACTATGTTAAGTAAATACGAAGCCCTAGCGGGTATGCCTGACGCTACTTGCCCTACATGTGAGGGAGAGATAGACCAATCTTTCGTAGCAAATATGGTTAAAGAACATAGTGAAAGAGTTGAAAACTGCAAGAAGTTTGCACGAGATGTGCAAGATAAACTTACCGAAGTGGAGAAATCAAATGCGATACATAGGACAGCAAAAAGAGAAATCAGCGATTGGGAAGACCTCTACAGGTCTATCGACCATGAACTCTCTACATCAGTCCTCGATGAAAGTGACTTACAAAGACAAGTTACTGGGCTTCGTCAAAAGATTACCGATGCTAAATCGGCTCTTCAAGAAGTAATTGATGAAAATGAAAGACGAGAACGACATAACACCAGAATTGGAATCATACTTGAACAGACTGATGAGTTTCAAAGCCAACTTGATAAGCTTGAATCTGAATTATCAAGTCAAGAAGAACAGCTGGCGTCACTTGAAACGCTTAAAAAGGCATTTTCTACAAACGGACTCCTTGCGTACAAAATAGAGTCTTTAGTAAAAGAACTAGAGATACTTACTAATGACTATCTTGCAGAGTTTTCTGATGGTAGATTCGCAATTAACTTTGTAGTTACTAACGATAAACTCAATGTAGAAGTATCTGATAATGGAAACATTATCGATATTCTTGCTCTATCTAGTGGTGAACTAGCAAGAGTAAACATTGCGACATTAGTTGCAATACGAAAACTTATGACATCTATTAGTAGAAGTCAGATTAATGTACTTTTCTTAGATGAGGTTAACCAAGCCTTAGACGAGCAAGGTAAAGAGAAAGTAGTGGAAGTTCTACTCAAAGAAGAAAACCTAAATACATATTTAGTATCTCATGGTTGGACACACCCATTACTTGAAAAAATAGAAATAGTAAAAGAAGATAATATATCGAGGTTAGACTAATGAAAATAGAAATCTATAGCATACCAAACTGTCCTTATTGTGTAAAAGCAAAAGGTCTTGCAGAAAGAAAAGGACATGAGGTAGTTTACAATATGATGGGAGAAGAGTTCCAAGCAAGTGATGTTAGAGAACTATTTCCCACAGCTCGTACATTTCCACAGATTATTGTGGATGGCGAGAAGATTGGAGGTTATACAGAACTGGAGAAGTTAATTGGTCAATAGTAGACGAAAAGGGCATGACGCAGAACTTAAGTGTGCGGCCATGCTTACTAGAATTACACAACTTGATTTTGCGCAAACCCCGGGAAGTGGTTCAGGTGCCATAAAAGGCGACCTTCATGTTCCACATAAACATAACTTGTTTACTATAGAAGTTAAACATTATAAAGATATGGGATTCAATCACAAAATCTTTACTCAAAAGAGTAATGTATTTGTTAAGTGGTGGTCTAAACTTTGTAAACAAGCAGAATTTATGGAACAAGAACCACTCCTATTTTTTAAGGAAAACCATTCACAATGGTATGTGGCAACGACAAGAAAGCCACTTTACAAAAAACACATGTATATAAACTGGCTAGGGTGCTATGTTACCTTTGCCGAACAATTTTTAGAAACACAAAAGGTAAAATTTACAAATGGCGATACAATTTACGAACCATGGAAAGCCGATCCCGAATGGGAACTTGTTGATTGTTGATGGACTCAATCTAGCTTTCCGATGGAAACATCAAGGACGCAACGACTTCGAGCATGATTATGTGAGAACAGTTCAATCCTTAGCAAAGTCCTATAACTGTGGAGAGATAGTCGTCTTAGGCGATGGCGGTAGTAATTACCGTAAAGAAATCTATCCAGAGTACAAAGCAAATCGTAAAGAACGATATGCAGAACAAACTCCTGAAGAAGCAAAAGAGTTTGAAATGTTCCTTGCAGAGTTTAGTACTACAATGACTAATCTTAAAAGCAAAGGATATCTCACTCTAAAGTACCCAGGAGTAGAAGCTGATGATATAGCAGCTATTATCTGTCAAAACAGAGAAGAGTTAGGTCTCGATGAGATTTGGTTAATATCATCAGATAAAGATTGGGATTTACTAGTTGACCCAAAAATTAGTCGTTTTTCGACTGTAACTAGAAAAGAAACAACTATCCATAACTGGGATGAACATTATGAGTTTGAGCCTGAATACTTCTTGACTTACAAGACACTAACAGGCGATAAAGGAGATAATGTACCTGGCGTTGACGGAGTTGGCCCAAAGCGTGCTGCTCAGTTGATAGAAGAATATGGAGATATTTTTGATATCATGGCGAGTTTGCCTCTTGATGGAAAGTACAAATACATTCAGAACTTAAATGAGTTCGGAACTGAAGGACTAGAAAGAGGAGTGAAACTCATGGATTTAACATACGATGTTGAAGGCGCAGTACTTGGACATGGGCAAGAAATTATAGGATTAGTAGAGAATTATGTCAGTGAAGATAGACTTTAGTAAAGATAAGCTTTTAGATGATTTTGCACACGCAACTCTAAAAGATAGATATATGGTAGGTGATGAAACTTCACCTCAAGAAGCCTTTGCCCGTGCTGCAATGGCTTTTGCAGATGATGAATACCATGCACAAAGATTATATGATTATGTAAGTAATTTATGGTTTATGTTTTCAACTCCTGTGTTATCCAATGGTGGCACAAAGAGAGGATTACCTATTAGTTGTTTCTTGAATTATGTAGATGATTCAAGAGAGGGAATTACAGACCATTTTACCGAAAATGCTTTCTTAAGTAGTTTTGGTGGTGGTATTGGTGGTAGTTGGAGTGATGTTCGTTCTATGGGAACTAAGACATCTAAAGGCTCTGAATCTACTGGTGTAATTCCATTTGTAAAGGTTGTAGATGCAGAAATGCTTGCATTTTCGCAAGGAGTAACTAGACGGGGTAGTTACGCAGGGTATCTACACATTTCCCACCCCGAGATTGAGGAGTTCTTAGATGTTAGGAAACCTACTGGTGGCGATGTTAACCGTAAGTGTACTAACCTTCATCATGCTGTGGTTGTTCCAGACGCTTTTATGGAACTCATTCACATGGCAACTAAGCATAGTGATTATGATGATAGTTGGAATCTTATTGACCCTCACAGCGGAGAAATCAGAAAAACAGTAAGTGCAAGAGCATTATGGGTAAAGATTCTACAGAACAGAATTGAAACTGGAGAGCCTTACATAATGTTTGAAGATGCAGTGCAAAATGCACTACCTGATTTCCAAAAGAAGAAAGGGTTGAAAGTACACCATAGTAACTTATGTTCAGAAATAACATTAGCTACTGACGAAGAAAGAACAGCAGTGTGCTGTCTATCTAGTGTGAACTTGGAGTACTATGATGAATGGAAGAAAGTTCCATCATTTATTCCTGACTTAGTTCGTATGCTAGATAATGTGTTACAGTATTTTATAGACAATGCACCAACACAATTAGAAAAAGCTAAGTTTAGTGCTTATAGGGAGAGAAGCATTGGACTTGGTGCAATGGGTTATCATGCCTATTTACAAAAGAATAACATACCTTTTGAAAGTGCGATGGCAGGAAATATTAACCTAGATATGTTTACTCATATCAAAACCACAGCAGAAGAAGAAACTAGAAAGTTAGCAATTGAAAGAGGTGCGTGTCCAGATGATGATACTGCTTCTGTAAGAAATGCTCACTTACTAGCTATTGCACCTAATGCATCTTCTAGTATTATTTGTGGTAATACTTCACCAAGTATTGAGCCGTATCGTGCTAATGCATATACGCAAAAGACAAAGTCTGGTTCTAATTTAGTAAAGAATAAGTTTCTTGACAATATAATTAGAGAGAAGACAACCAGTGAAGAAGAATACACAGAAACTTGGAGAAGTATAGTTGCAAACAAAGGAAGTGTACAACACTTAACTATACTCGATGAATGGGATAAAGATGTATTTAAGACAGCAGTAGAAATCAATCAATCATGGATTGTAGAACACGCTTCTCAAAGACAGGAATTTATATGTCAGTCACAGAGTGTAAACTTGTTCTTTCCACCTGATGTGAACAAAGCAGATTTGCATAATGTTCACATGTTAGCTTGGGCAAAGAACTTAAAGACATTATATTATCTAAGAAGTGAAGCTATCAGTAGAGCTGATAATGTTACTTCTCAGGCTAAAAGAGAGATAATCTTTGAACAATCAGATTGTCTAAGTTGCGAGGGATAAATGAGCAAATTATTAACTGAAAGAGATTATTATAAACCTTTTGATTACCCTTGGGCATTTGAGTTTTATAAAAAACAACAACAGATGCATTGGTTACCTGATGAAGTACCACTCCAAGATGACATCAAAGACTATAATCAAAAATTAACAGATGGTGAAAGAACACTTATAGATAATATATTTAAGTTCTTTACACAAGCAGATGTTGATGTATGTTGTGGGTATGCAAAGCATTACTTACCAACATTCAAACAACCAGAAATAAGAATGATGCTAGTAAGTTACGCTGCTATGGAAGCAGTACACCAAGAAGCATATTCTTTACTTTTGGAAACATTAGGAAAGTCAGATGAGCAGTATACAGAGTTCTTTGAAATACAAGCTATGACAGAGAAGCATGAGTACTTAACTGACTTTAATATGAAAAATCCACATGAGATTGCAAAGACCATGGCAGTATATAGTGGGTTTACAGAAGGAGTACAACTATTTAGTAGTTTTGCTATACTTCTAAACTATCCAAGGCATAATCTTATGAAAGGTATGGGACAGATAGTAACATGGTCAATAAGAGATGAGTCACTTCATGTTGAAGGACTTTCAAAACTCTTTAGAACTTTTATCGCAGAAAATCCTGATATATGGACAGATAAACTAAAATATGAGATATATTGCGCAGCGGAACGCGTTGTTGAATTAGAAGATAAGTTTATTGATGTTTGTTTTGATAAAGCAGATATCGAAGATTTAACAGCAAAAGAAGTAAAAGAATACATAAGATACATCGCCGATAGACGATTACTCGGTCTTGGTATGAAAGCAATATTTCATAGTACAGTTAATCCACTTCCATGGATTGATATGCAGATAAACGCAGTTGAGCATACCAACTTTTTTGAAAACCGTGCTACCGAGTATGCTAAGGCTAGTACACAAGGAAACTGGCAGGATATATTTAAATGAGTTCAATTACAATTGATGGTATCGAACATGATACAGAATCTTTTAACACAGACCAAAAAGCGTTACTTCACGCCATACAATACTGTGATGCAAAGTTAGGCGATCTGGATAATGAAAGAGCAGCAGTTCAAACTGCTAGACAGGCATACGTTAACGATTTAGGTCAAAATTTAAAAGACGGATGATAATTTATATAGGGTATGACTCTGAACAACCAGAAGCCTATGAGGTGTGTAAAGCATCTATAGAAAGGTTTAGTAAGAGGCATACCATTATTCCGCTAGTAAAATCTCACTTACAAGACAGTAGACTTTACTGGAGACAGTTTCAGAACGAAAGTACAGAATTTGCTTTTACAAGATTTTTAGTACCTTATCTTTCTGACTATGTTGGATGTGCCTTATTTTGTGATAGTGACTTTATGTGGAGATGTGACCCACAAGATTTAGTAGACTATGTAGGCACAGACCATCCTGTCTACTGTGTTAAACATCCACCCTTTTTAGTACCTAGTACAAAAATGAACAATAAACTAAATATGTCTTATCCAAGAAAATATTGGTCATCACTAATGTGGTTTAATAATATTGATTGTAAAAGACTTACTTTAGAGTATGTAAACCAAGCCCCCGCGGGTGCTTTGCATGAAATGGCGTGGGCAAAAAGCGTAGGAGATATTCCTGCAGAATTTAACGCCATGATAAATTATTATGATTTCCGCAATCCAAAAGCAGTTCACTTTACTGATGGCGGACCGTGGCACGATATACACGATAACCTCTTATACTCAAACGAATGGAAGAAACTTTACACAAAATTACTAAAGGAAAACGAATAATACTTGTTGGCAACTCTGTTGAAATGTTACAACATGACCTTGCTGATTATATTGAAAGTTTTGACACGGTTGTAAGATTTGGAAATGGTATTCCAACAAGACAAAATTCAGATAGTATTGGTAAACGTACAGACATTTGGGTAACTGGGTTTCTAAGATATAACAAACGACGATTCTTTCCTAAGAACATTCCTGTTCTATTTAATCGTTCTCGTATACACCTCGATAAAATTCCTGACCACTATCCTGACTTTGAGGTTATTGAAATGTTTTCGGATAAAGAGATGTTAAATATATTCGATTTAGTGGGAGCTAAAAACAATGAAGTTAATGGACAACGCCCAAGTGCAGGTTTCATTACAATTCAATACTTTTTGCAGAAGATAGAATTTTCCACTCTTACATTGGTAGGATTTGATTTCTTTTCGAAAGCTCTTTCAATTACTGCTGGATTTGCGAACCCTACAAGCTGGCATATTCCAATGAACTCTGTAACATACAATCCCCATTCTCATAAAGAGAAGGAGATTGTACTTGATTTATTTGAGAGAGGTATAATTGATTGGAAAATATTATCAGACTTAAATCAGGGTAGTTTAGACCTTTCCTAATATAAATCCTCTTTTAATAAGTTTTCCTGCGATTGACTTTTGTTTTGCTGATTTTTGTAGTAATACTTCGTTAAATTGAGCATTTCTAAAGTTTAGTGGGATTTTGTCAATCAGAGAAGTGTAACAATCCCATGGTACTGATAATTGAACACCAGTACTCATATCTAAATAGTCTCTTGTTAAATATCTGTGTTCGACATCTATACTCCAAGACTTTCTCAACATGACATTATAATCGAGTAATTCTTTTGCTCCGATTGCATCTCTTTCAACTAACTGGTCTACTTTACCATTTACATAAATTGGTGACCATGAGTGCTTATAAAAAGATAGAGCTTCAAAGAAAGCATTATCATTACATGCTATAAGTTGTGTATCTATATAAGGCCTCTTGCCTTGATTTGGTGGATCGATTTGTCTAGTAAAGAACAAGTCTCTATTCTCAAATTCTGATAATCTATCATAATTTAATAAGACCATGCTCTTATCAATATACGGCATACCTTGATGTGTTCGTCTTGGTATTTTAAGTATATCGTAGTAATGACCTATATTAGGATGTTTATCAAAAACTAAATCTCTACTTAAGAATGAAATTGATGCTTTAAAAAATTCTGCAGGTGGTATATCACCACTATCGATTGCGCGATTGAAAATTCTATTACCATCCCATACTATCATTCGTTTGGCGAGACCACCCTTATCTTTCCAGTATTCTTTTAGGAAGAATGTCATTCTAGATATATCTTCTTCATTCCACCATGCTTCGTATATCCTCACATTTTGAAAATTGTTTGTTATCCAGTCTACTTCTTGTACATTCCAATCGTTCTTATGGATGAAAAGATGCAGACGGAATCCGTCTTTATCTAATAAAGAAGCAAGAGTAAACATACTCCAGTCCTTTTTATACTTTGTTACTAATTCTATCATCCGTCTATTACCTTAAATTCCCAAAAATTATTGAGATACATTTCTAATCTTGTCTCGGCGTCTTCATCAAAACTGAAGATTATTCCTGAGTTCTTTGCTGAGAATATTTTCATCAGCGAGTTTTTTGCATTTGTGTCTGCTACTGTTCCGTATATACTTTCGTAAGTCCAGAGATTCTTTTCTCTTTCTTCTCGTGGATGAGAAACTAAACTTAATTGTTTATCTAGCATAAGTGCCATTAGACCCATTTCACTATTCTGCATAGTTGCACAGTGAGTACAGTTTGCAAGTAGTTCAAAACCACCTACTTTTTTATCTAGTACTGTATCTTCCCCAAAATCTTTCTTTAACTTTGCTATCCATATCTTTTGAGTGATTGGATGCGGTTTGATTTTGTAACCTTCATCTACACACTTTTTAAGTCTGCCCCAATGTACTGTTTTGCCTTTTGAAATTATATTAGTTCCTGGCAAGAACACTACTTTGTCATGGTACTCTAAGTTAGTTCCTAGGGTATATTTATTGTGAAAGTTATCTACGATTTTTTTGCACCTTTCCTCGTCTATCTTTATGTCAGGGGTAAGTACAATACTTCGCATTAATCTATCATTAATTTTAATACTAGGTACTCTTATGTATATACCATTACCGAGAAAGTCAGTATAAAGCCATTTTCTAATAGTATGAAGTTCATTAGTATTAAACCAAATATCATACTCAAAAGGACTACCTCTATACTGTTTAGGTATTATTCTTTCCCTAAATTCTGCTAATCCGTCCAAGTCTGAAGTAGGTCTATATGCAGACCCTGACTTCATAAAGTGAGTAGGTATATCACCTAGTGCTTCATTTATAGATAATGCTTCTAATTTATTTTTCGGTTTTACCACGCTTTAACTCAAATATTTCTCGTTCCATTATTCTCATTCTTTTTTCTGATTCTTCTATTGAATCATATAAAGCGTGCATCATACTCTCCATTTTTCTGTTAAGGTACTCTGGAGATAATTCCGTGGATTTTTCAAATCCGTTTATTGTTTTGCTCATTCCTTAGTTGTTCTCGCTCCATTTTGAGCCATCCCAGAATGAGAATCCATAGTCTTCAAGGCTAGTAATTTCTGTATCGAATAGTGTCCCAGCCTGGGAGGCAGTTAATCTTTCATAAACTACTGTCGATGTATTAAAGATAGTAGTTGTTAAGTGGTCAGTAGTAATTGTTGTATCTGTAGACCTTGTTGTATTGAAGGTCGTAGTTGTAGTTCTATCTGTACCGAATGTTGTTGTTCTACTTGTATTAAATGTTGTAGTCGTATTAAACGCTGTAGTTCTAGAAGTTTGTGTAGTTCTAGAAGATGCTGTACTTCTACTTGACGCAGTAGACTGTGTTGTGTTAAATGTTGTAGTAGTACTTCTGCTTGATGCTGTACTTCTACTTGTAATTGTTCCTTGTGAAGTCTCAAATGTTGTAGTTGTAGTTCTACTTGATGCTGTGCTTCTACTTGATGCAGTGCCTCTATCTGTATTAAATACAGTTGTTGTAGTTCTAGAAGATGCTGTACTTCTACTTGTAATTGTTCCTTGTGAAGTAGCAAATACAGTTGTTGTATCTCTACTTGATGCTGTACTTCTGCTTGATGCAGT